AATTATGGTGAAGTTGTATTATGTTGCGACAACCGTAAATATTGGCGCAAAGAATATTTTCCATTCTACAAAGCCAATCGTAAGAAAACCCGTGATAAGTCCAATTTAGATTGGCATTTAATTTTTGATATGTTGGCTAAATTCAAACAAGAACTAAAAGAAAACTTTCCATATAAAGTCTTGGATGTTGATGGTGCCGAAGCAGACGATATCATTGGTACGCTTGTACCACTTTATGCTGCACATGAAAAGATTTTAATTCTATCATCCGATGGTGATTTCTTACAATTACAACAGTATGGTAATAATGTCAAACAATATAATCCATCACAGAAGAAATATGTTATATCTGAAAACCCACATTTGGAGTTGAAGGAGAAGGTCATCCGTGGTGATAAGGGTGACGGCATACCCAATATGTTCTCTCCATCGGATTGCTTTGTCCGTGACCTAAGGCAAAAACCAATCACACAAAAAGTATTGGATAAGTACTTGAAGGAAAGTCCAGAAGACTGGAATGATAGTGATAGAATTAACTACACTAGGAATTTAACTCTTATTGACTTGACTAAAATACCAACTGAGATAAAAGAGAAAATTATAAATACCTATGAAGAAACAAAACCTGTTAAAGGTAAATTGTTGAATTATTTTATTGAGCATAAACTGAAAAATTTAATGGAAGTAATAGAGGAATTCTAATGAGAAATGTATATGAAATTTTTGATGAGTTTGAGTTGGCTGAAAATAAAAAAGAGAGAATGGCAGTAATCGAAAAGAATCTGTCAAAAACTCTTGTTGATGTTTTGGCCTTAACCTATCATCCAAATTCTCAATGGTTAATTAAAGAAATGCCAGATAATTATAAGATTCCTACTGATATGATACCAGGACTTTCTGGTACTCAGTTATCTACCGAACTTAGAAAATTATATTTGTTCCAAAAAGGCCATCCATCGGCCGAACAATTAACAGAACAAAAACGAACACAATTATTACTACAACTACTAGAAGCACTTGAACCCCGTGAAGCTGAAGTCGTTTTAGGTATTTTCCAAAAAGACCAAGGCGTCAAAGGATTAGATTATAAATTTGTTAAAGAGGCTTTTCCAGACCTATTACCATAAATGAACCGCAAAGACCGAATCACAGTTATAAGTGGCACATTTGATTCTCTAACTATTGAGGATTTAAATTTTATAAAAAGATGCCAGAAAAAAGGTGACCTGTTGGTTGTCGGTATTCATTCCGACTGGTGGATGGCATATACACAAGGTGGGTATTTACAAGACTTTGAAACAAGAAGCCAAATAGTAAAAAGTTTAAAATATGTTGACGAAATCTTTACATTCAATGATACAGATGGCACAGTTTGCCAATTACTCAAACTAATAAAAATATGTTATCCCAATTCCGAAATTACATATGTCTCGCAAGAGGATATGCACAATATGCCTGAAACTAAAATCAGAGGCATAACATTTGAAACCATGAAATAGGAGAATAAGAAGTGAGTAAATCAGTAGTAAAGTTCCGCACGGAAAAAGACTATAATGATGATTATAATTTTGTAGTGAAGAAAAAGAAGCGGCATGACCAAGCCGAGATAAGAAGATTGAAGAATCGAGAATTCAATGAATATTATGAAGACTATAAAGATAGTGTGCCAAGGAAAGTCAAAAGATTTTAATTGGACGGTGATATCCGTTGGATGGTACCACAAAACACAGCGTTGTTAAAATACAACAGACGGCTTGACAAGTGACCTAATTTAATGTATAATAGAATCTCAATTGTACGGAGAACTATTATGTTAATTTACGGTTATGTTCCAAAATCCAAAAAGCGTAAAACACCAAAAGCTCAAAAAGAGCAATATGAACAATGGTTAGAATCAGTGAATAAACCATTGCCAAAATTTACTAGAACTACTGCGTATTTGACAAAAAGCGCAAGATCCATCTCTAGCCTCAGTCCTAAGAATTTTGTGCGGGAAACAGTTTATTACCCAAGCAAAAATTCAGACAATATGAGCGCCTGTACAAAACCCCAACAAAATCGATACACCGGTGACAAGATTATCGGTATCGGCACGATGCACAAGTCGAATGCTGTGCCTATTTTTAACGATTCTGAAGCAAAGGACATTTCTTCTATGCGGAGATAAGAAAATTAAACGGAAATATCGCAAAAATGACTTTAGGAGTAAAAAATGTCGCAAAAATTGCAAGAAGATTGGTCAGAAGTGAAAGAATTGCTCGAAAAAATGTCAATTGAGCAAATTGAAGAATTTATAAGCGCTGTTGAAGTGCTCGGAAAAGCAAAAAAAGCAGGAATGCTCTTTGATAATTATGAAAATTTACAATAAAATAGGAAATATATATGAATGAAGATAAACAAAACATTTGGCTTGATGCAAAAGTTGATGATGATGAGATTCCTGCGTGGAAACGCTTGGATGTTGTCATTCGGAAATGGGCAGCATTGACAGGAATGGAAAATGACTTGTCGGACTATCAACAACGTAAAGAATACTATCAATAATTTTGGAAATTAAATGGAACTTATTCAATCAAAATCACTTTTAGCCAAATTAATGGCAACAGAGAACTTAATCGTAGAGCAACGCAATGTTGCAACGGCAAGCTTTGATGTACAAAGTCGAGTACTTACCGTTCCTACGCTAGATAAAAATATTTCTGGATTTCTTTATGACCTTTTTATGGGACATGAAGTCGGTCACGCACTTTACACTCCTTTGGAAGGAATGAAAAGAGCAAGAGATGAAAAAATTTCTATGTCTATCGCAAATGTGGTAGAAGATTGCCGTATTGAACGTAAGGTCAAGAACAAATATCCAGGTATTCGTTCTAGCTTTGTCCGTGCATATCGTGAATTGATTGAAAAAGATTTCTTTGGTACAGCTGGTGTAAACCTCAATGAGTTAAATTTTATTGACCGTTTGAATCTTTATACAAAAGGCGGTGCTGCACAAGGTATCAAATTTACAGAGTATGAGAAATCTCTTGTTGATATGGTTGAAAAAACAGAATCATATGATAATGTGATTGAGACTACCCGTATTATTGCAAAATATATGAAAGAAGTTGCTGAAGAACAGCGCAAGAAGAACGCCAAAGAATTATCTAAACTACAAGAAGATGAAGATGGTGAAGATGAATTTGAGGATGTAGAGTTAGACGAAGACGGTGAGTTGACTGGTGATGAAGATATCAATATGGATTTTGATTCTGATGAAGATGATTCTTCCGAAGATTCAACGAATGATATACAAACAGGCAATCAAAACGGAATACAAGATGAAGATTTGAAATCATTCACAGATGAAGCATATCGTCAGAATGAACAAAAATTGTTTTCTAAAGATAGTCAATCATATTACTATGGTAATATTCCAAATGTAAATTTAGATGATATTATTATTGACCATAAAGTTCTATGGAAAAGATTCTATAGTGAAGCCGCAGTGGATGGATATATTAGTGATTCTGCCAAAAGAGAATTCCAAAAAATAAGAAATGATTCCAAGAAAGTTGTTGGTTATCTCGCCAAGGAATTTGAACTCCGTAAAAATGCTGACCAGTTGAAACGTGCATCTATTGCTAAAACTGGTGAATTGAATATGAATAGGATTTATGCATATCAATTAACTGATGATATCTTCAAAAAAATTACGGTAGTTCCTGGCGCTAAATCACATGGTCTAATTATGTTCCTCGATTGGTCTGGTTCTATGGGTTCTCATATTGATAATACAGTTAAACAATTAATCAATTTAGTAATGTTCTGTAAAAAAGTAAATATTCCTTTTGATGTGTATGCTTTCAGTTCAGAATATCATGATGAAAATTATGTTGATAACTTTAAGAGACTTGAAAAATCATCTAAAGAAGGTGATATTAAATTAGAACGATTTAATCTATTAAACATATTGTCTAGTAGAATGTCTGCTATCGAATTCAAAAATGCTGGAAGTGGACTTATACAAGTTTCAAATCGCTTTTGGAGACCAAACTGGTTTGGTCGTGGTGGTACACCTCTGAATGAAACAATTATCTCTGCTATGAAGATTGTTCCGGAATTTCAGAAAAGATACAAATTACAAATTGTAAATACAGTATTCTTAACTGATGGTGATGGCCATTCTAATAATGAAGTATTTTATAAAACGACTGATGAACCGCTCCGTGACGGCCAACGACCATTGAGAGTTGGTCACAGAAATTCTGGTCCCATGATTGATGAAGATGGTTATAAGAAAATTAAGAAATTGATAATCCGTGACCCTATCACAAAACTTGAACATATACCAGATTTTGACCGTAGCCGTGAATTGACTGCCGCATATATAAAAATGTTGAAGGCAAGAACCAACTGTAACATCCTTGGTTTCTATGTATTGTCTGGTCGTGAACTTGGCCGTGAGTTGTATAGGTTTTATCCTGGTAAACCAGATTCTTTCTATAATAATTTAAGAATCGAATTCCGTAAAAATAAAGCAACTGTGGTTACTTCATCTGGTTTTGATGAGTATTACTTGTTACGCTCTAACGCACTAGATACTAATGATGATGTTGAATTTGAGGTGAAAGAGAATGCAACGACCCGTGGTCTTGTTTCTGCTTTTAGCAAATACACAGGGAACCGATTAAGTAATCGGGTAGTTTTAAATCGTTTTATAGGAATGATAGCATGAAAGACTTAACAACATTTATGGGTGCTGGTGGAAAAATTACTGCAACGGTAATGGAAGCCGAAGATAAATCATATTATATGGTAAACTACGGTTCACAAGATTATCCAGCCAGTTTTAATAAAGTGTTTATGACTGAAGAAGAGGCAACTAAGTTTGCTAGTGATTATATTGACAGAGGAAATAAACCAACATTTTTGAGCGAAGCATGATTGAAATAGAAAACAAGATTAAAGAAACATTAGTAATTACGCAAGAAGAATGTGCTGAAGTAATTCAGTCAGTTTCAAAGATTCTCCGTTTTGGATTTGACTCAAGTTATCCATTCGAAGATTCTGCAACAACAAGAGAATGTTTAGAAATGGAAGTTGGCCAATTACTTTGTATGATTGATATTCTGGTAGAACAGGGTGTTCTTGATGCAACGAATGTTCGCCAAGCTAGAAGTTACAAAAGAGAAAAACTAAAAGAGTGGTCGAGTATATTCGATGCAACAAATTAATATTGATTTAGAACAACTCATTACGTTTTTAAATAAAGTATATTGTTGGATTCCACCAAATAATAGCTATATACGGACCGAAATTGAAAATTTTATCAACCAATTGAAACAACATAGGCAACGTTAAAATGGAATACATTAGAACCTTGTTTTTGATTTTGGTAGTAATAACTCTGTATCTATTTTTGGCTGATGATGATTATTACCAAAAAATGGTTGACACCCCTATCTCCATGAGATATAATTAAATTTTAGAAAGTGAATATGTTAAAACCAATTAGAAAAAATATTGTCGTTGAACTACTTGAAAAAGAGAAGGTTACCGAAACTGGTATCATTTTGACTTCCGCTGACTCAGCCGAAGTAAGTAAAGGTATAGTCCTTGCTATTGGTGATGAATGTGAAGATATTAAAGTCGGTGATACAATTCTACCGAACTGGCAGAAAGCCAGACCTACAAAGTTTGAAGGTACTGATTTCTATATTGTTAATGAAGATGATGTTGTATTAGTTTTTGAGGAGTAATTATGAACTTTACATATAATGAAATGTATCTTGCCGTTCTAAGAAAAGAACGTGAGACACTTTTAAAAGAATATTATGATCCACATTCCGAAGGAACTGGACACTTTAATACTGCTGCAAATGTATTAGAGATGCGTATCAATGAAATTGTAAATATTATGGAGACCGAAAATGCCTAATTGGTGTACAAACGTGGCTACAATCAACCACGGTGATAGTGCTTTGATTGATGCAATTGAGACAGAACTCAAAAAGGAAAAGCCAGAACTTTTCCAGATGTTACGTCCACGGCCACCTGAATTTGAAGAACAGTGGTATTCTTGGAATGTAGATAACTGGGGAACCAAGTGGGAAGCCAATATCTATAACTATGAACGTGTAGACGATAACAATATTAAAATCAGTTTTGACACCGCATGGGGTCCTTGTGTTTCTTTGTATGAATATCTATTTGAAAATGGATATGATACGACTGCCTACTATGAAGAAGGCGGTATGGCATTCTGTGGTAAGTATGAGTTTGGCGAAGATTACTACTATGATTATTCTGGTATGAATTCTGAAACAATGAAAGAAGAACTTCCTTCAGACCTTGATGAAATGTTTGGTCTATCTGAACGAATGGCTGACCAAGAAGCCGAAGATGAGGAAGACGAGGATGATGAAGAAGATGAAGAAGATACAGAACCAAATTGGGAACTACAGTATGGTTTTACTGATTGGTTTCCTAAGAAAATCAAACCTGTTCGTGATGGCATCTATGAAGTATCGACCGACTCATGGCCGTTTCCACAGAAATGTGAATGGGATGGAAAGAAATGGAATCACCTAGGTGGTGCTAAGATTACACAATGGCGTGGTCTTGCTGTGGATCCAGTAGCGAAACAATCAGACCTTGAAAAGGCTTTAGAAGAACTCAAAGAAGAATTTGATAAACTAATGGCTGAGGAAAACGAAAAGTCTAACTAATACCTTTGAGTTTTCACCCAGCGATTTCCGAGAGCTTCCTTCGAATTACCACATTCTTTGTTCAGAGTGGAAATCCCGAACAATTCTTTCCAAGTCTGAAGCATTCTGAGGTTGTCTCCAGTTAATATACTCCTCAAGGCGAGAGCCTCTCGGTACATTAACGATGGAAGACAGAGATTGAGCGAAGTTTGCGATAGCGTCAAATAATGGTTGCATGGTAGTCCTTTTGAGATTGAGATAGATGACACTAGTAGTTGTACTATTAGTGTTTATACTAATATATAGGTATAGAAAATATTACGGGAGTATGACAATGACATTAGAAGAAAAATTAACCGAAGAAGTTCGAGTACTAGCCGAGATGCTACGTGCTCTTTCTCAAAAAATGAGTGAATTAGAAGCCGCTCTGGCCGAAAAAAATGACGCAACAAGAGATTGAATTCTTCTGGCCACTAACAGAACAGATTCGGTTAGACCTGGATTATACTGATTGTTACAAACCACAACACTATTGTAGTAGTGTGAATTCTATTGGTGCTATTCCTGTTTCTACCTCATATTCATTAGCACCAATTATGACAGGCTTTCAGATTAGACCTACACCAGTTAGTGTTGGATATTGGGGAATTGGTGATGATTCAATGCAAATTCACAGAGAAAATAGACCGAACTGGTTACGTAGGACATTCAGTAAGATACTCATTGGTTGGGAATGGAAAGACAAATGAAAAAATGGATGGAAAAAGAGTTTTTTCAATGGGTGTACTATGATGATGAGGATGGAAAAATCATTGGATCTGTATACAAAGTTGGAAACTCTACAGGCATTTGGGGTGGTAAAATCTACCACGACCAACATGAAGGTGTACTAGGTCAGTATATTAATTCTGATTATGCCAGAAAAGCCGTTGAGAAATTTTGGGCTATAATGAGTAGAACATTATTGGAGAATCATAGTGAATGAACGAATTAAAGAACTTGGTGTACAATCCAAAATACTACAACATATTAACGGAATGAAGCGGTATAACAACCAAGACAAGATAGAAAAGTTCGCCGAGTTGATTATTATAGAATGTGTTCGTGAGTTTGTTCGTAAGACACCAGTATCCGTAAATGTGTCTAACCGTGCACGCCATGTATTTAAACATTTTGGAATAAAAGAATGAACAACTATGAATTTTGGGCTCTACTGAAAGATGGTACTGAACTACTGGTACAAAACTTGTCCAAAGAAGATGCCACTCTAAAATACTCAAAATTCATGGCCAGGAATGGTGACCTATCTCATGCCTGTGGTACCTATGAAATGTCAGAGAAGACGAATAGCATACACCAGACAACAAAGAGAATATTCGGAGTCAAATAATGTATGAAATGATTGACGATCCTGAAGAAGAAGCCTTCCGTGACCTTGAACGAAAGCTGAGTGCAAACACTAAGACGCTATCTGACTATGTGAAACCAGTGGGATGGACTAAAGATACGAACCTGACAGGATATCTTCGAGGCACCTATGACGTACTGGCTGTATGGCGAAAAGGACCAGAGAAAGAACCTCTGAGTAATATCGGTATCTACACAACGGCACAAGTGGAAGAAATACTGAAAAAATGTGGGGTGAGTCAGGACCTCCTGGAAAAAAATTTAGGTCCACAAAAAGTCAAATCCTGAAAAAAATTCCTTCGGTAGGAGTTATCAGTTCGTGAGTTTGACCTACCAGTAAAACTTTATTATTACTGCTCATCCAGCGTTGTTTCCATACAACACTAAGCGCCTCTGAGCCTAATACCAAAGCACTACAAGCGTGCACAGTCTGAAACCAAAAGCACTCACTCTCCAAAATACTCCATTATTCCACTCAAGTATTCCGATAATTCTTGCCAATTCGGCGGATCCGTGTATAATTGACAAAATCAACACAGCAGAGAGCAGCAGAATATAACAATTAAAACAAAAGTATTCCAGTAAAAATTGTGAATACTAATGACGTAATTGCCAAATCTGCCAAAACCTGTATAATTGACAACATCACAACACAACATACAAAGGAAATATATGTTTACATTCGCCTGTGCCTCTATCGAAGGTCTCACTCTCAACCAAAAACGTGAAACGCTCAAAGCGCTCCGTGAAAGCATCAAGCAGGACGTAGCGTCACGCAAATTCGCTCGCTTGGTTAACTCTGAAGCAAAAGCGCAAGCACGTGCTGACAAGGTCACAGCTTCTATCGCTCGTGCTGAAGCAAGGTTGCAAAAACTGCTCGCCAAGCAGGTAGGTGCTGTAGGTAGCAAAGCACTCAAAGCAAACCGCAAACCCTCTAAGGTTGTCACTTATGGTGCAGAAGCAAACGCAATTGCTGCTGCTATCATGGCGAAAAAGCAAAGCGCTTAAACCGAAAGGATCGCATCCTCTAGGTGCCGATTGAAAAATTATCGGCAACTAATATTATAACGCTTTCAGGACGAATACCCTCCTGTCAGTGCGTTATTGTAGTAGTAGACCGTAAAGGTCTGCTATTATATCAAATGCTTGCCTAAATGTAGGTTTTTGATATAATAGTAAACAACAAGGAGAGAGAAAATGGCAAAAAGAAAAACGCCAAAAACCTTAGGTGAATTGCTTCGCAAGCGCCTCAAGGTCAAACCGACACTAGGTGCACTACTTAGAGTCCGTTTGGGTTTACCGGTAACGGTATAACCACAGAAGTGCTTAGAATGGTACTTATTGCGCTTAGATGGTCTCGGAAAACCTATCAGGATTTACCAGGACGCACTAGGACAATCTGAAATGAAAACTAAGACCATTCAATAGCACCTATGCAGCGACAATGGTAGCGACAAATCACACAAAATGACACTTTTTGACACTTTGTGACACTTTGAGGTATTAGAGAGGTAAAATATAATGGCAATACATTATAAATTGGTGAAGGTAGAAGATAATAAACCGTTGCAATATACGGTTTTATCAGAAGGTGAGTATTATTCATTGTTGGATTCTCTGACAGTATATAATAACCATCTAACTGATTCGGAACCATATGAGTCGGATGGTGATGATTTTGCTGAATGGGAAGCAAATTATTTTCATTTCGAATCTTTGGATCGTAAGATTGGCATTTTTAATGGAGTTATGTAATGAGTAAACGGACATATTATCAATACTGTGAAATGTATGATGAAATTTTGGATGATTGTGAAGGTGAGGTAATGATAGCAGGCATTAGATTCTCTCCTTCTTACATATTAAAAGAATTAGATCCAACTGCATATCGTTTAGGTGTGTTAGATTTGATGGATTCTATCGAGGAAGAAGATGATCCAGAATCGTTAAAAGAGATGGATGCTTATTTGTTAGATATTATCGAACAAACGAAATTCGATTATTATTAACATTTAGCATATTGAGTTAGTTTCGACTAACTTAATACTTTAGTATTCTAGCGGTAGTGTGGAGTATTAAAGTATTAGGTTGCCAAAATGATGGTAGTTTAGTATAATGGTTTTTTTTAATGAGGTACAAAATGGAAAACAATGAAATGTATTTTTCTACCCTTTCCGTAGCAACGGGTTGGGCAATCAATTTGGTTAATTTGGTACAAAATACTAAATTGTCCGATGAAGATAAAGCAGAGATTTTGATGAATGTTGTTGAGTTAATCAACGAATCACAACCAATATAATATGAAAACAGTATCAATCGGTTTTTTCCGTGATGATGGTGATTTTGCATTATTTGCAACCCTCAACAATCTAGATGAGCATCTAAGTGATGATGCTTTTGCTAAATTGATTGAGCATATTGCGTCAGAATTGCGTAAATCAACAAATGACGAAGTGCATATCCTAGAGCGGGAAGATGCTTTGTGTTATATTACAATGCCTGATAGCATTTATTAATCTAATTAGATAGTATTTTCAGTTAGTGAATACTATCTTGTGAGGTTGATTTTTTTCACAACAAACGAAAGGTAATTATGCCAAATTGGTGTAGTAATTATATTGAGTTAGAGCATTCTGACTCTGGAATGATTTCCCGTGCTGCCAAAGCATTAGGTGAAGGTACATTATTGAATGAATTCATTCCCGTGCCTGCTGACTTGCATATTACTGCAGGTAATGTAGGTGCAAAAGGTTCACCTGAACAAATTGCTCATGAGTTGCAAGTTGAGCAAAATATCGCCAAACACGGTTATGCTGATTGGTATGCTTTTTGTGTTGCTGAATGGGGCACAAAATGGGACTTAGGCGGTGATGGTTCACAAGCAACGATTGACGAATCAGGCAAGAAATTGACATTTTCCGTTGATTCTGCATGGTGCCCGCCTATTGCCGCTTATGAAAAACTGGAAGAATTAGGTTTTACGATAAAAGCAATGTATTATGAAGGCGGTATGCTTTTTGCTGGTGTGTATTCTAACGGTTGTGATGATTATTATGAATTCGATTCTTTGAATTCTGAAGATGTTGCAAGTATGTTGCCAGAAGAATTGAATGAAATGTTTGGTATTTCAGAAAATATGGCAATGTGGGAAGAGGAAAACGAAGAAATCGACTTGGACGGCGGTCTGAGTGCTACAAACGAGTAATGTAATTAGATAGTATTCCAGTTAAAAATGTGAATACTATCGTGTTAGGTTGCCAATTATATCAAAATACGGTATAATGGTGTTTGTTTTTAACGATAAAAGGAAAATTAGTGAAATTATTATCCGTGGGTAATCCAAAGACCTTAAAAGGTCAATCAGTTGGTTACATGACATTTATTCTACATTTGGCACCCGCCAATGTGTCAGGTCGTGAAACCTGTCCAAAGCGGACTGCTGGTTGTACCTCTGCTTGTCTCAATACTGCTGGTCGTGGCGGTATGTTCAAGCGTGGTGAAACCACCAATACTATTCAACAAGCAAGAATTCGTAAAACCAATATGTTCTTTGAAGAGCGGACTGGTTTTATGGAATGGTTAGTTGCTGATATTACATTGGCAATCAAACAGGCAAAGCGTCAAAACCTTATTCCTGTATTCCGTTTGAATGGTACAAGTGACCTATCATGGGAAAAATACAGAGTTATCCGTAATGGATTAGTATACACTAACATATTCTCGGCATTCCCTGAAGTCCAATTCTATGACTACACCAAGGTGCTTGGTCGTAAGGTCAAAGATATCAAAAACTATCACCTGACATTCTCTGCTGCTGACGGTAATGATGGAGATGTATTGTCCGCCATGACCCAAGGTTATAATGTTGCTGTTGTTTTTGGTATCAAGAAAACCCTACCAATGCCTGAGTTATACAAGTTCCGTTCCGTGTTCAATGGTGACGATAGCGACCTACGCTTTTTAGATCCAAAAGGCGTTGTCGTTGGTTTGTATGCCAAAGGTAAAGCAAAAAAAGATACAACAGGTTTTGTGAAGTATCCAACAATTATGTTAATGGCGGCGTAATATGAAATATGTTATTCGATGTGTAAATGACCACGAACTATTGTGGTCAAATGATGAAGGTTATACCGATTCAGATAATTTCGAAATATATTCTTTCGAAGAAACGAAAATATATCATTTACCCATTGAAGGTGAATGGATAGAATTGGTAACATCATAAGCATTACTGATGAGGCTTTAATAGCCGAAACCGATTTTGAATCGGTCTAATGCAAAATGAATATTTTAATAAAGAAAAAATATATGACAAAAGAAACGATTAATATGCTTGTTACTGCTCGATGGAAAATCGAATTGGCAGCATCCATGGTGGACAATGAATCAGAAATCTATGATGGTTTGGTAAATTGTCTGGTTGAGTTAGATAATATATTGAAAGAAAAAACAGATGCATTTCTTTGAAGCAATGAGAATTATCAACGAATTTGGTGCCAAAGCAAAGTCACCAAGTCTATTCGATGCAATGATTGAGATGGAAGAAAATATGTCATATTTGAAACCAGAACAAAAAGAAGCATGGAATGTGATTGTTGGTGGTTGGGAAAATGAAGATGTGGCGTAAACGACAAATAAGGGAATCTATGACAAATTCAGAAATGATTGATAAGTTAAAACAGGCACAGCAATTACTTGCTGATGTATATCATTGGGCTGATACCCCAATGTCCAATGGGTTACAGGTTTCTCCTTTGAAAACCAATGCTCAGATTGCAAGTGAGTTATCGGTTGCCGATTCTTGCATTTGTGAATGTCTTGATTTATTGAGAGATGAATAATGATTCATAATTATGGTATGTTTAGTGTCGAAGGCAATAATGCCATCCACTTGATTGTTGAAAATGCTCTCAAAAACAATTTACGATGGATTGATGTATATCGTGAGTTGCAAGACCTTTCACTTACAGAAGGTTTTGAAGAAGCAATGGATACAGAAGTCCGTGAAATTGTATACGAAGTGTTAGAATCAACGGATAATTTTTATGGTAGTGATGATTCCGATGGTCAACCTGACGAAGCGCAAGAATGGCACGATTACGATCCAGATTGTTGAGTGTTGTATTTTAACGACAGGGGTGGTTGCCACACCCTGTGGTTAGTGTATAATATGTGTTTTATTTGACAGGAAATGTATGATTGAAGTGAAATTCATAAACGGAAAGTATGTTGCCAACATAAATGGCAAGATTGTCAAGCGCTCCAAAAAAGAGCATATGGATTATGTTGTCAAAAAAGCTGGTGCCGATACTGTGCAACCTATTGTAGAATCTAAATTCTCTATCAATGAGCGTTTTGGTTTTCTATCAGATATGGTCACAATGGTTGCAAAAGGCGACCAAGCATCCGTTGTTGTTACAGGACCTGGCGGTCTTGGTAAATCCCATACTGTGACAAAATCACTTCGCAAGGCAGGTTTCAACGATTTGTCTACATTAGATAATATGCAAGTTGGCGAACCTGTGCCAAAAAATGCCTTTATCGTAATCAAAGGTTATTCTACACCTAAAGGTTTGTATCGTACCTTATATGAGAACCGTAACTCGGTTATTGTATTTGATGATTGTGACAGCGTGCTCAAAGATCCTGTATCACTAAACCTACTCAAAGGTGCATTAGATAGTTACTCACGCCGTGTAATCTCTTGGCGTGCTGATATCAAAGAGGAAGACTTACCAACCACTTTTGAGTTCAAAGGTCGTGTGGTGTTTATCTCTAACATTGCTTCATCCAATCTCGACCAAGCGATTATATCACGGTCAATGGCAGTTGATTTGTCTATGACTACCAAACAAAAGGTAGAGCGTATGCGATTCTTATTGACTCAACCAGAGTTTATGCCAGAATCCACGATGGTAGAGAAAAAAGATGCTATGGATTTGATTGACAAACTCAAAGATTCGGTCAAAGAATTGTCACTCCGTACCTTGATTCAAGTGACCAAGATTCGTAAATCTAATCCTAATCAAAATTGGCGTAACTTGGCAGAATATGCCATCTGTGGTTAATTTATGTTTTCACCAATTGAATTTGTGTTAGTATCTGTAATGGTTGTGGGTAATCCCGCAACTGGCAAACTGAATTTGTTATATGAACCAATGGATCATTATAAAACAATAAAAGAGTGTAACAAGGAAGCGGCAAGGCTGAACAAAAAAGCCAATGTCAATACTTCCTATATTTGTATGAAAGTTGATTATGATTGATTTCTTAGAAGATGCATTTTTGTATTCTATTGCAACATTGTATTTTTGTGTAGTTGGATTTGCCTTAGGTATGGTCGTGGGTTATTTAATATGAATAAAATTGTAAATGAATTATTCAACCGTGCAGGCGGTTGGACGGAAGTGTGTGATGTATCAGGTGAAGAAATTCTGACCTATAACGAGCACTTGGATCCTGAGAAATTCGCCGAGTTGATTATTCGTGAATGTGCTGATATTGCAACCATAAATCAATTCCAGTGGAATTCTACTGGTGGGTATGTGTTAAAACATTTTGGCATTGAATAATACTTGACCAAAAAAACTGAGAACTAAAGTATTATATTGACAATTCCACCAGAATGTGTATAATGGTACCTGTTTCGTTGATTAAGGATGATTATGTTTGAATATGAAAAGCGTGAAATTTCCATGTATGGTAACACCAAAGACCGTATCATGGAATCAATTAAGAATTCTACCACTTACAAGTATTCTGGCATTGGCATGATTATTTGTAGTTATATGTCCGACATTCAGGAAATGAATGAACACAATGAAGAAGGACATTATAATGAACAAATTCGCCAGGTATTGAATATCTGTAAAATGTTGATGATGGATTATGAACTCGGTTTTAAAGAAAGGGAGACAGTATAATGTCGCATATGAAAGATTTATTTTTTGATATCATGGAACTAGGTGATTTTAGTTATTATAGGCGTGCAGGTAGTCATGCACACTATAGCAGAATTCCAATTCATTTGTTAGACCATTTTCGTAATGTTCACCCAAACAAATACAAAATTCGTTACCGTGGTCCACGTGCGCATAGGACTTATCGTAGTCCCATCAGCAAGGCATCAACCTGTTTGAAGGAAGATGCCACACATTTTAGTGTTTATGATTATAATTGAAATCATATTCGCTTGGATATTGTTGGCAATATCCCGTGACTTCTTTAAGAGAGAAATGAATATTGCAGGATGGCTTGCTTTATTTTGTTCTGCTTTTCAAATGTCATTGATTTTTTTAAAACTATTTTAGGAGTAAACTGTGGGTTTAGATATGTATGCGTACCGTGTCAAAGCGGAAGATGTGATTGATGATTTCAATGTGCGTGAAGAAACTGATGGTCGTAAAGAAAAGTTGGAAGAATTAGCCTATTGGCGTAAGCACCACGACCTACATGGTTGGATGGAACGCCTGTATCGTGCTAAAGGCGGCACCAAAGAATCGTTTAACTGTGTGCCTGTTCGATTGACCAAAGCGGACATTACTTGCTTGGAACATGATGTATTGACCAATAGACTGCCTGAAACACAAGGGTTTTTCTTTGGCACCAATCCACCTGATGAATTCACACGGGAACAGGATATGGAATTTATTAAGAAAGCAAAAATTGCCATGGCTGATGGTGATGCTGTTTACTATGATTCTTGGTGGTAATATGGTAGATTACATATTCTGCGTTGTAATTGCTGTTGCGTTGTATTTGCATTTAGTATCTGATTCGGTTGTGGTCGTATGATTACCACATTAACGGAAACAGAAAATAAAGATATTCGTATGGCCGCAGCAATGAATACAAAACCAATTGCTGGCAAAACCATGGGTGAATGTTTTCAGTTGACTTTGATAGAAATGGTTCTTGAAAAGATAAGACAAAAAAACAAAATAGTTGGAGACAAAAAATGAGTTATGAATTGAAAAACTACATAGTTGCCTTCCGTAAAGGAAAGAACAAAATTAAATATTGGCCTGTATTGGCGGAAGATGTAGAAGAGGCCAAATATTCAATCGAATTGGGTTGGCCAGAATATGAAATTATTGGTGTCTATGTGGAAACGTGGTCTAATGAAACGGAAGAAATATGAGTATCGCAGCTTATAAAGAAATTACACAATGGGCGGATGACCCAAGTGGCAAGTCCAACAAAATCTATCTATTTGATGGAAAATCAAATGCCTTGGCTTTTTCAAAAGATGAAGACTCGGATATTTTCATTTTCAAGGTGCCAATGGCTCTCTCAACCAGAGGTCGGAAGTTCATTAAAATCAAGCACAAGGCACTAGATGAGTATGGCGCCACCGTTGCGTTGGAACCGCCTCCAGTTGCGAATAATGTGACATCCTTCAGCGTACTAAGTGACTCTGGGAAGACCTATGTGGTCAATGTGACAGACGGTGGCAGTTACACCTGCAACTGCGTGGGATTCTCCTACCGTGGGAAATGTAAGCACTCGGACTCTGTTGCTAAAAAACAACAGTCTGCCAAATAATGCTTGACATTTACCGTGGTACCTGTATAATTGGTAGTTCCAAAACGAAAGGATTATTGTGAAATTACCCTATAAAGATATTGTTGTTGGTTCTCAATCAGAATTGATTACCAATCCTTTTTCTGGTGAATCTGTAATGTTGAAACCGGAAGCAGTTGCAGTGTATGATACATTGCGTGGTTGTGCATGGTTTGGTGACCACAAAGGTCTGCGCAAAGGTCTTGATTGGTTTCGTCAACATTTTCCTGCAGAATACATGATTTTATTGGATTAAATATGATTGAAAAAGATTATAGTGAAGAATTTGAATATCTGAATGAATTAAGAGAATCTGGTGAGACCAATATGTTTGGCGCTGGCCGATACCTTCAAAATGATTTTGGTTTGAATAAGTATGAAGCAAGAGATATTGTCCTTGCTTGGATGAAATCTTTTAATAAGGAAAATGTATGAATAAGAATGCAAAGGCATTTATTGTCGCTGCTGAACGTATCTTTGGTTCTGAAGTGTTATTGACACGGGAAGGCATCAAAGAAGTATGTAACGAATCTGGTGCACCATATCCATATTGGTTGGTGACCAAAGAACAATATCGTGCTGGTCGTGGTCAATATAAGATTCCACCATCAGGTGAAAAGATTATCAGAAAAACTGTTGTTGAAGAACCAGTTGCTGAGATTGCACTTGCTGCACAAGTTTTAGAGTTTCGTCAACCAAAATTGATTGATGATTCAGATGTTTCAATCCCTGCAAAGTACCCCGATTATGTACCATTTGGCTTTTATAAAGACCTTAACAATATTGTTAGGTCTCATCAATTTTATCCTGTTTTTATCACAGGTCTATCTGGTAACGGGAAAACCCTCATGGTTGAGCAAGTCTGTGCTGAACTTAAACGGGAGTGTATCCGTGTCAACATTAGTATCGAAACGGACGAAACTGATTTACTTGGCGGTCCTACTCTCGTCAATGGTAATGTGGTCAACCGTGATGGTCCTGTTATTACTGCAATGAAGCGTGGCGCAGTCCTATTGATTGACGAAGTTGACCGTGGTTCTAATAAACTAATGTGTTTGCAAGGTATCATGGAAGGCAAACCACATTACAATAAGAAATCAGGCGAGATGGTTTATCCAAAGAATGGATTTACCGTCATTGCTACTGCCAATACAAAAGGTCGTGGTTCAGACGAAGGCAAATATCTATCACAAATCTTAGATGATGCTTTCTTAGAACGATTCCCAATTACAGTAGAACAGGAATATCCTGATGCTAAAACAGAAAAGAAAATCCTTACACCATTAATTGATGATAAGGATTTTGTATCTAATCTCTGCCAATGGGCGGATGTGGTTCGCAAATCGTATGATGAAGGCGCAACAGATGAGATTATCTCAACTCGCCGTCTTGTACACATTGCTAAAGCATACGCCATTTTCGGAGATAAGATGAAAGCCATTACATTATGTGTAAATCGTTTTGACGAAGAAACTAAAATGGCTTTCTTAGACTTGTATTCCAAAGTAGACTCCACGGTGGAATCTCCAGCGAATACCAGCACTATATCTACCACAATAGATGTTGCCAACCAACCATAATTGTGTTAGAATATAGATTCATTATGTTATATTTGAAAGGAAATTAAAATGGCATTAACAGTTCGTAAGGGTAAACCCAATCGTCACGAAAAAATCACTCAGGTTATGTTGAGTGGCAAACCAGTAACACCATCAGAAATTGGTGAAGTGTTTAGAGGTACTGACCAAGAGGCGGTATTATATCGTTTATCAACCAATATCTACAACATTCGTAAGGATGGTGGTATTGTGAAGGTAATCAAAGATGGTCGCAAAGTTCAAGCGTACCAATTGGTCAATCATACAGAGTTCGATAAGAACGGTCGTTATGTTGGCAAACCAGCAGCACCTGCAACACCTAAAGTTGCACCTGCGCAAACAGTCACAGTCTAAGGTGATATTATGAGAGATAGATTCGATTTCGAACAACAACTAATCAACACTTGGGGCATTCTTGACGAAATTAAAGAATTAGACAAGAATGTTTTAGAAGGTAAACTTGATGGCAGTAAAATGACATTAGATGAGATTGCCAATTATTTGGCCGGACTTGAATCTATCTATGGTATGAAGTTCGAACAACTATGGCACGATTTTGAAAATGTGTTTATGGACATTGTACGTGAAAACAAAATATTGGCTGATGAAATTATTTCATTACGCCAACAATTAATTGCGAAAGATAAATGATGAAATACGTTGCTAAACCCAGTTTGTTTAATAACAATGGTATGAAAGAGTTTGAATCTGCCTTAGATGCGGTTCTATACTTGAATGAGAAACTGTCAGACAAGAATGTTAAACCAGAGTTAGACTATGTTTATATTGCACCTAGGACCTCTCCAAAGCACCTTAAACACGCTGTGGAAGACTATGTGAACATTGGTAAGTTAATTTGTATTGCTTAAAGGAGAAACAATATGGCAATATGGTCAATTAAACCATCATGGAAAAAATCAATCATTGAACGTAATTACTTCTCCAAAGATGGTAATACGGTCATGGTTGAAACTGGATGGCGATGGGGTGAATTCACTTGTGAAACAGAAGGTGATTCTGAACCAGAAATCACATCAGGTACAGACCTCTACAACTGTGATTATGAAGTTGAAATGGTTGAACTAAATGATGGTTGTTGGGAAGAACACGATTTTGATGATTGTGATGAAGAAACAACTGAATGGTTGGAAAACTTCTTTGAAGAAGGCAATTCATATCTCGACCTTGAAGAACATGGTTGGACTATGGATGAATGTGAAATGATTTTGGATTGTGATCCAGAGTTTGAAAAACTGGAAGATTAAAATGAAATATATTTTGTTATGTTCTGTTATATCTTTGGCTGCTTGTACCTCCACACCAAAATTGGTGGAGTTTGAGGGACCAAAAGCCTTAGATAGAACAGATGTGATTAAAGGTCATAAAGACTGCCATGAAGCAGGTTTACGACCTAATGTTGAATACTTGGTACAAAAGACATCCAATGGTAAGGTGTTGGTACCAGTTAATGTGCATTGTGAACAATATCAGACTAAAGGATTCTTGGGATACCCCGAGAAACGTTAATCATGGAACTATTTGATAATTTGGCATCGTTAGGTTTAACACCTAAAGTTTTACAGATAATTATTATATCTGTAGTTGTTATTTTCTTTGTTGGTATGTTTTGGAAGTTTATTCTAATTGGTTCAGCGGTAGCCTTCTGCGTGTTTGCATTGACATTACCATCAACGGCAAAAGATAAACCAAAACAAGAACAAGTCATTGAAGAAAAACAAGAACAAATAATGACTGATGAACAAATGTATATTGAAGATTGTTTGAGTTTAACAGACTACACTAAAGCACAATGTAAGGCATTATGGAATGACCGTGAAGCCGAATCAAAGAAGATGGTGTGGCGTGAAGACTTCACAACAAAAACATTGAAAGTACGTAATGGAACTTAAAGAAGATAAACTGAGAACAGTTGTGGACTCATTGGATAAAATGTTAGACACAACTTGTTTTGAATATGAAATACCACCATTGTCCATGTGTGGTATTCTTTTAGCAAGAATGGTACATTTATGTAGAATGTTATCATTGGAAGAAGATTTGGCTAAATTAATGATAAGTATAAGTGAAAGTATCGTAAATAAAGAATTGGAACAACCTGATTTGAAGAACCTACATTAGTGTTGTTGTTTTACAACACAACTGCAATTAATGCTTGACATATTATGTGGTTGTGTTATAATGGTATTTTAGAAAGCAGAATTACAAATGAAAATAGCACTTGCATCAGATATTCACCTCGAATTTGGTGATATCAATTTACAAAATACTGATAACGCCGAGGTTTTAATCCTTGGTGGTGATATTTGCGTTGCTGAAGATATTGTTGCAACCAATTCTTTTAGTCAAGCACGTAGTGAAAGAATTACTAATTTTTTCAAACGTTGTTCTTTCCAATTTCCCCATGTTGTATACATTATGGGTAACCACGAGCATTACGAAGGTGACTTTGCTAAGAGTGCCAATATACTCAAATCAATGTTACAATCTAATGCATTGAGCAATGTGTATTTGCTTGAGAAAGAAACCAAAAAGATTGGTGATGTTACATTCATTGGTGGTACATTGTGGACAGATATGAATAGAGAAGATAGTATGACTATGCATCATGTTGGTCATAGAATGAATGATTTTCGTTGTGTGAAGAATGGTAATCGTATGGTTACTCGTACTGTTCCAATTTATGAACTAAATCCAAACTATACCGAAGATGGTAAGAATGGTGGTAAGTATGCACAAAACGAAGCTGGCTTTAATATCAGGATTGGTGAAAAGAAAAAACAAGAACCTGGTCATTTTTCACCAGAAGATGCCGTGGTCGAATACAAGAAAATGGTTCAATTCATTCAAACTATAATTGAAGGTAAGAATGATGAGAAGTTTGTTGTAGTTGGTCACCATGCACCTTCAAGATTGTCTACACATCCTCGTTATAAGCGTGATGTGTTGATGAATGGTGCATATAGTTCCTCATTAGATGAATATATACTTGACCACCCACAAATTAAATTGTGGACACATGGACATACCCATGAAGATTTTGATTACATGATTGGTTCAACCCGTATCGTTTGTAATCCCCGTGGTTATGATGGTTACGAAAAACGTGCTGATAATTTTGAATTGAAATTCATGGAGATATGAGAATGAAGATTGTAATTAATTCCGAATATGGTGGATTTGGTTTGTCTGATGAAGCCATGACAGAATATAAAAAACGTGCCGGTATCACCGACTCCGATTTTTGGATATGGGAAATCCCTCGGGATTGCCCACATCTAATTGAAATGGTTGAAGAAGGTGGTACCGATGTGAATGACCGTTTTTCATTTTTGAAGGTTGTGGAAATTCCAGATGATGTAGACTGGGAAATTTGTGAGTATGACGGCATGGAGTGGGTCGCCGAAAAACATAGAACTTGGAGTTAATCATGGGAATGTTTGACAATATACAATACAAAGACAAATGGTATCAAACTAAAGATACACCCAACCAAGCATTAGATAACTTTAAGATAGAGGCTGACCAAGAATCAGGTCATGAATATCTTTGGGAAGAAAAGTATGATGCTGAATGGGTAAATGAACCTGATGTTTTTCTAGGTGGATTTTTAAAACATTCTAATGAACGTTGGGTTCGTTCTGATGACTTTGACGGCAAAATTATATTCTATATGCCATTTACTAATGATGAAGGTAAGAGAGTATGGCATGAGTATCATGCTTTGTTTATGAATGGTAAGATGATTAAGATTGAGGATAGGACAAAAGATGAATAAAATATTAATAACAGGCAGTTCAGGTTACATTGGTCGCCATCTGGCGGCCTTGTTGGCTGTGTATGAAGATGATTACCATTTAACAGGTGTTGATAAAATGTGGCGTAAGCAATTATGCCATGAATTCATTGGTCAAAATATTTTAGAAAACTCGGAGATTACAGGTAAATATGATACAGTTATCCATTTGGCTGGATTGGTTAATGTTGGTATGTCTATGCAGGCACCAATGGATTATTATCGCAATAATGTTATTGGCACCTTAAATATGTTGGAGAAAGTTGATTATAATCATTTCATCTTTGCTTCTACTGGTGCTGCCACAGATCCTGCCAGTCCATATGGTATGTCAAAATTTGTTGCTGAACAATTAGTTCGCCAGTATTGTAAATTGAATAACAAGAAATGTACAATATTCAGATTCTATAATGTGATTGGTTCTGCTGGTTATGAACCAACCAATGTGGATGGTCTAATGTATAATCTAATGAAAGCCAAAGAGACTGGTTTATTTCATCTGTATGGTATTGATTATGATATGTTGCCTGATGGTTCTGCTATCAGAGATTATCTCCATGTTACTGAAGTATGTCAAGCAATTAAGTTTGCTGTTGATACACCAACATCCAATTCTTTGATTGAAAACCTAGGACATGGTAAGGGACATTCTGTATTAGAAATGGTGAATGCATTTAAGAAAGCAAACAACTGTGATTTTGGTGTAAAGATTATGCAACGCCGTGAAGGTGACGTTGCAAAAACTGTATTGGATGATGTATCAACATATATGCCATTGGCCAATATTACAATAGAAGAAATGTTAAAGATATGAGTGACGGCGGAAAAGGGTCTAAACAAAGACCTACTGATTTCGAAAAGTTTAGTGACAACTATGACCAGATATTTGGTAAGAAAGATAAACTAATCTTACCAATGCCTGGAACTATCGGATCGGCCAAAGTAGTATTCAAAGAAAAAGCTAAACAGGAAAAGAAATGAAAGTATACAAAAGTAATTACCGCCATCATTGGATTTCTCCGTATATAATACTGGAGAAAGTTTTCTTTTGGCGTGAGATTGATTATGATGAACCATTGATTGAGAAATGGGCTGACCGTTTGTTGCCTTTTTCTAAGGCATATCAGGCGGTTATGGATTTCATTCATCCAAAAATTGATTATGTAAAGATTGACCGTTATGATACATGGTCAATGGATCATACATTGGCTGATATCATTCTGCCTATGTTGAAACAGTTGAATGCTGAGAAACATG